CTATTAGTTATATAACGTGCGAAGTTACTGGTAAAAGGGGCAAGCTAAGAACAAAAAAGATAGTAAACGGGGAATTTGTTAATGCTTGGATGCAAACACTATGCGACGAAGAGGCAGCTAAAGCTGGATATGTATGAATATAGAAACTGCAAGCCTGGAAAATGATTTATATGATTCTGAAACGATAGTTTCTAAATGCAAAAATAGCTATGTTTATAGTCAGAACTTATACGCAGCACTTTGCAATAATGTATTTAAAAAAGGCGATCAACCTTGGAGTTGCTCTTGGAGATATGCTGGCGGAATAATATCTGATATACAAGGCTCTGGAGACTACTTAAATTGGTATTGTTCTGGCATAGGCAGCGGATTAGAAGGTTGTGTAGGAGAGGGCGAAGTTACAGATGAAATACGATTAGATTTAATAAAAATAGGGTGGATAGTAGCATCTTGAATAAATCTTTAACTTACAATATTTTACATCTTAGTTTCTATTTTAATGTTCTACTTGGAACTATCATGAATTTTATGGACGATCCACAACATAGTTTTCCTCCTAATATGGGTTGGATAGTTATACTAGGTTTACTATGTATTATTCATAAGGACAATAACCCGTGAAAAATAAAAATACTTATAATGGTGAAAATTTCGTATTTCATCTATTTAATAATGATGGTGAATATCTTATAGGTATGGGTAGTGAATATGTTTATCCTTATGCTAGTAAGGAAGATTTAAAGGGGTTGGCCGAATTTATCCTTAAGTATTTGGAGAATAATTAATGGTCAAATGTAATTATTGTGATTATGAATATGAATCTCTAGATGATTTAGGTAAACACTTAAATGCTACGCATACTAAATGTATTTGTGGTAAAGTTTTTGATAATAGACAAGACAATTATGCTTTATGTGATGAATGTATGAAAGAAGATAAGGAAGTGGCCGATTTTATCTATAAGTATTTGGAGAATGAATAATGGAAGTTTTTATCATTATTGGAACAAAAGAGAATGTTTATCAAGATATTATTGGTGGAGACTTTACACCTCATCCAGACAAAGAAATTGTACGAGTATTTTCTAGTGTAGACCGGGCGAGGCAGTTTGTGGCTAACTCTAAATTAGTCAAACCAACGAGAAAAGGTTATGGAGATACATCATACTATCGTGGTGGATATTATGACATGGAAATTGAAAGTCATATTATAGACTAATATTTGGAGAATAACTAATGTCGCAAAATAAACAAAAATATTATCGCACAACTATTACTGTTGAAGTATTGAGTGATTTTCCATATTCTGTTTTGGATTTGTCTCAAGTAGATTATGATATTAAGTTTGGAGAAGTAAGCGGCCAAATTAGCGAACAGTGTGAAGAAATTACTAGAGATGAAATGGAACAGGCTCTTATTAAGCAGGGGTCTGATCCAGATTTTATTTTCTGTGGAGAATAAATAATGAATACTCGTAGAGAATTTTTTCAAAACAGCCTATTAAGTTTTGGTATATTACCACTATTTAATAAGTTTGATTTTAGTAATAATGATCTTTTGCCACGATGGGATGTTGCAGCAAAAGTTGTCGAAAGTTTTATTTTAAATATGGATTATGAAAACATAAAAACAAAAAACTCCCGTATATATTCTATTGATATTTGTTATGATAATATGGTAACAGATGATAAAATTGGAATTTATGGTTTGGGCTTTGAAGAGAATAATCCTATATGGGTTGTTGAATCAACAGAAGTAGATTGGCTTAAAAAATACAACGTATCAAGTTCTCATGTTGTTAATGCAATATCTGCTTATTATCTAAAAAATGGATTTTCTAAATCAGAACCAATTATTGGATCTAATAATTATGGATCAAGTCAATGGGGCGTAAGAGTTTATAAGGAAAATAAATAATGAACGACAAACTCAGAGAAACCGTCCAAAATTTTCTTAATGATCATGTTTCGGTAGAAGTTATCGAACAATTAGAAAACATAGCGATAGAATTGTATCAGAACATTAAAGAGATTAAAGAATGAATGATCTTGATAAAAAGGATTTACTAGAACTAACACATATTATTAAGTCTTCAGCCAATAATATTGGTTCTTTAAGTATCGGTCATCATATTGTAATAGACGCCATAGAAGAAATTATAGGTTGTACTGATGCTATTATTGAGATCGTTGAAAATAAACCACACAAGATCGAAAAAATGTTTTAGTCTAAAGGTTGCTCTTGACAACTGCCGATAACACTGTATACTGTTGTATACCCTTTGGAGAGATATGATGAAAACTAAGCAAAAGCCTAAGATGATTAGTGTTGAGTTTTATTTTTTGTTGGATGATTATACTTGGAATACTAATTTTATTGATGTTCCAGAAAATATAATACATGAAGAAAAAGAAATAATTGATTGGGTATACAAAAATGTAAAACTGCACAAAGACGTTGCTATTATTGGCGTCTATAATATCCCGAGTGAGGAAGAAGTATGAACTACTATATTGAAAAGCATGATATGACAATTATTCTGGATGCTTTGGAGAATTTAGTTTTGAGTATGAAGAATAGTGAGGCATTTGGGTTGCCTAATCGTAGACCATATTCTATTGAAGAGGTTGATGGTCTTTTCCAGAGTTTTGATAATAGTTTTGTGGAGAATAACAATGAGTAAAACCATGAACGAAAGTGTTGCGTCATATATCTATGAACCAAATGTAGATTATGGAATCTATACGGTATTTGCCTGCTATGATAGCATGGAAGATTACGATAATCGTAAAGTAAGTTTTTATGATGTTTATGACAATAGCGGATTGTGTGTTAATGAGGGCGAACCATTTTATGAGTTTCCTTCGTGGCAAGATATTTATGATTACTATTATCTTCCATCTATTAGAGAAGCCAGCCAAGATCATCCTAGAGATTTGAAATTTATGGAGAATAATCAATGAAACAAAATATTATGAAAAAATGGGTTAAGGCTCTGCGATCTGGCAAATATAAGCAGGGTACTGGAACTCTCAAACAATTTAATAGCAAGGGACAGGCTCAACACTGTTGTCTTGGGGTGCTTTGTGAGTTGTATAATACTACCATGAAGAAGAACAAGAAAAAGATTCTACCTGAGAAAGTTTATGATAATGATAGTGATTTTTCTCATGGATATTGTAGATTTGGTGGTAAGAAAGAGGATTTGCCAAAAGAGGTTAAAGATTGGGCTGGTATGAATGATAATCTTGGTAGATTTTATCTTTCAGATCATTATGAATATTTGGCTGATCTTAATGATTGCGGAAGAAAGTTTAAGACTATAGCAGATATTATTGAGAAAGAGTGGAAAAATCTATAATGAAACCAGTGAATATTGATCCCGTTCTTTTTACTATAATTTTGTTGATTGCTCTGATCTTTATAGTGGCTGGGCCATTTATTCAAATTTGGGCAATTAATACATTATTTAAAACTTCTATTGAGCATAGTTGGCTTAATTGGGCTTGTGTTATGATACTTAATAGTAGTATTAGTGCGGCTTCTTATAGGGGTAAATAATGGTCAGATTTAAAGTATTTCATCCTTTTAACCTAGTAGGAGTCAGAACTCCTAATAAACTATATAATACTGATGATGTATATGAATATGGTTTCTCATTAGACCTAACTACAGAATTATATTTCTATACATACGATTGGGGATATGGATTAAATTTTCGTTTTCTAGGTTTCGGGTTGGAAATTTGTAAATATGGAGTATAATAATGAAGGTAATGCTAAGATTTGATCTGCCAGAAGATCAACACGAATATGATGTTACTATGCAAGCATCTAGAACTCAATCCTTTTTGTGGGATTTTAGTCAGCAGCTTAGAAATTGGTATAAATATCACAATGATTTTACTGACGCTAGTGATGCCTTGGACAAGATACGAGAAGAATTTATACAGACGGCGAATCGTTACCAGATAGCAAAATTCCTTGGTATGATAATGAATACGAGGGAGTGTATAGTGATGATCCAGAGAACGGCTATCCTTATGACATGGGAACAAAGGTGCAGGAATGAAAACTAAAAAACATAATTTTAACTGCGATGTTAATGGTGGTATCATGGTTACTTCTGCGTTACGCTATGCTCTTGGTCGAATGACTTATGTGCCGGGAGCAGTTCAAGACTGGATAAAAAACCATTGGGATAGTTTAAATTCTAATACCAAATGTGTTGTTGTACGAGATGTTTTTGAATACTTGTATGATGAATTTAAGTCAAGTGGTATGTATGAATTACCATTTGGAGGATATGATGTTAGAGAGTGGGAAAAGTTTGCTATTGACAGATATTGGCTGTTAGATTACAATGAACGCAAATACATTGACGAAGAACTGAAAAGTCGAGCCAAAGATAGTAAATGGCTAAAGAACTGGATGATTCCAAAAATATACGAAAATCATAACTATGAACTTTGAACAAGCAAAAGAGTTATCTTTCCTAGTAGAGTGGAAAGTTGATGAATGTTTTAGTGGGCCACAATGTTGGTGTAGAAGAATTGTGCCAGTTAATCCTATTCTATATAATGACGAATATGAAAATTTTGGTAAGACTTTGGTAAGTACAGAAAGTGAAGAGTATGAGATTATACCCGACGCTGCTATAGATCAAAAAACCGCCGAATATATTGTGCGATTGCATAACGAATATCTGCAACAAAATACAAGCATTTCTGACTCTATACAATCAATATTAAAACAACCTCAACTAAGTGGAGATTGTGGAATATCACAATAATTTAAATGTCATGGAATCACCGTGTCGTTCGTAGATTTTATCCTAATACTCATATGGATGATAGTATGTTATATGAGATATATGAAGTCTATTATAACTCTGACGGAACTATAAACGCAATAATGGGAGAACCAATAAGAATACGAGAAGAAAGTATTGACGATCTACGACAAACGGTCGAACGATTGACAAAGTGTTTGGAACAACGTATAATTGACTACGATACACTACAGGAAATTAAACCATGACTACCGGCTGGAAATATCGTATCGTTAAAAAAGAAGACAAATATGGATTATATCCAGTATTTATTGACGATAACCAAGATGTTGTGAACATTCATAATATGCCAGTTTATCTAAAGGATAGTATGTTGGATTTACAAACAGTGCAAGATAAAGCAGGAATACCTCTTCCTTCTTTGATGAAAGAGGCGTGGGATTATCCTGTTCTTGATTATAATACAGGAGAAGAAATATAAACAGGTGAATTAACACCGACCTTTGAGTTGATCGCAAGGGTAACGTCCTAGAACCTCTAGTGCGTCTATTTGTAGGGATTTCCCTCTCGACGTATTATGTTCAATAATGGGGGCGTTTTCAATACAATAAAGGAAAATTATGAATACTTTACTTAAAATACTAATGAGTGGAATATTTGCCACAGGAGTCTCTGTGATTCTTATGGTTCTTTATTGGTTTGCTTGTTATATTCTCATAGAGCATTTTAAATACAACTATGGTAATGAAAATTATTGGGTGTTCTCTCATTGTTTTGTTATATTAATACTTTCTTGGATACTCAGCTTCGGATATT